TTCACGATCATTCAGTTCATATTCTTTCACTTTCAGCTCAGCTTCACGATCATTCAGTTCCTCTTCTTTCGCTTCCAGCTCAATCCGTTTTAGTTCCAACTTCTCAGCATCTGTGTTCATTTTGTTTCTCCTTACCTGTTAAGTTCGTCTATCGTTATTGCTCTCTCTGACATCTTAACAACCTTAGGACTACTTGCCGCCCTTGCTACTCTTCTTCTTAGTTTCTCCATATCAACTTTAACTTTCCTCGTTGCTGTGTTGTATCTAAAGGGTGAAGTGTTATTATTTAGTTGGGAACATTGCTGCGTACGTGTCAAGCTTAGATGCTTCCTTGAATGCATCCTCTGATTTCTCAGTATAGTATGTGTGGTCAGGATTATCCTCCCCAGCCATCTCAGCCCGTCTTGCATACATGTAAGCTATGTCTCTTTCCAGTACTGCTTCTCTTGCGTAGTCTATGTTCATTTTGTTTCTCCTTATATGTTAAGTTCTTATATTGTTACTACTCTCTCTGACATCTTAACAACCTTAGGACTACTTGTGGCCCTTGCTACTCTTCTTCTTAGTTTCTCCATATCAACTTTAACTTTCCTAGTTGCTGTATTGTATCTAAAGGGTGAAGTGGTCGCGCTTGTCTCGGATGCTTTAGCTGCCATGTACTGTTCAATTGTTAAGTGAGTTACAACTCTGCGTTTTACCATGTGTTACCTCCCTGTAATTGAGTTTGATATTATAGTATAGGCTGCGATCAATCCAATTATTGTGAAGCATGCTGTGAGATATTCCATGTTGTGCCTCCTTATTTCGTCGGGTTTTTTGTTCCTTTTTGTTGTATTTAAAATACGCCTAATTAAGAAACTTTGTCAACTAAAATTTAATATAATCCCATTTTAAATTAAATTCCGCACATTCCACTGGAACATCCAGACATCTCATTCTCTATTACCTTCTGATTCTCTTTAAACGTAGCCCCTTGCTTAGCAACTGCTTCATCCCAGTCACATGCAGTTAAAGGCTGCCCTCCCCTTGATCCATCAGGATAGAATGTAATACCTCGGATTTGATCCGCAGAGTCCCGTACTAAGTCTTCAAATCCTTGTAAGGTATCTTCATTATTAAATTCAGTACCCCAAGCAGGTAGGTTGATGGTGGAACTGATGCCCATGTCAACATGCCTTTGTATATAGACCTGCATATGAATCCTCTTCTTAATATTCTTGGAAAGATCAAATGAAGTCTCCATGTCCTGAGGATCAGTGCCAAACTTATCCACAAGCATCTGTGCTGTAGGCTCAATTATATACTGATACTTCCAGGAGCCTTGATCATACCATCTTCTCTTTAATGATGTGGCGAATAATGGTTCTATTCCTGAAGTTGTGCCTGCAAGTAATGCTATGGTACCTGCTGGGGCCACAGCGCGATATCTGATGCATTCAGAGGTACTAAGCTTATTTGCCATATGATCCGCACCTTTCACTGAGTGCCATCTATATTCAGCTAAGTAAGGGGCAAGCGGTTCTGGACTATAATCATGCCCATTGGCCAAGAGCCATTCATGAACTCCCATAAGGCCAAGACCAATTTTCCTTTTCTCTGTTCGGACATTATAACATTTTTTATATGGAAGTGTAGATACCAGGCTACCACAATATAAGAACTGTGAAGCCAGCTCACACACATCTTTCATCTCAGTTATATTTTTGATCTGCGATAGGTTTACTGAACCAAGATTACACATATCACTATCTGAATCTGTTATAAATTCTGTACAGGCGTTCCGTCCTATCTCCTTAATCTTCCCGAAGTCAAATTGGAACCCAGGCTCACCACTCATAGCTGCTCTTCTTATGTTGTCTTTAAATACTGTAGAGTTTACTCCCTCTGCATTATTATATACTACGCTCATGTTAGTCATATCAAATGGTGCTGCAAAATTAAAATCTGTTTCTTTCTTCTTTTTAATCTCATCAGACCAGTCTTTAGCTATCATAAATTCTTTAATATCTGGATGATTCCAAGGCAGGGACGCATATAGAGCACTCCTTCTTGCTCCTCCCTGCATTACGTTTCTCCCAATCTCATTCATAGTATACATTAAAGGTACAGGTCCTGAGGCAGTTCCACCAGTAAATTTAACCAATGATCCTTTCTCTCTGATATTACCATAGTATGTACCTACACCACCTCCACACATCAAAGCCATCATATGATTAGAAGCAAGATCAGCCCACCCTTCTCTGGAATCCTCTGCAATCATTGCAAAGCAGTTATTAAAAAATGAAGCAGGCCTACCCGCATAGTACAGATAACGTCCGGCTGGAATAAATTTCTTTTCTCTAATGTAATAAGCTAACTGTGTTATGTCTCCGGGAGACATCTTCCCTTTGCAAACACGTTCAACTAGTACGTCCACTAGATTGGACCAGGTGTCACAACCACCAGCATCATTCCTATACTTTTCATTAAATATGGTTTCGCCTAATACTGTCCTAAATGTCATTGTTATTCCTTTATAAGTAATTGTTTATGCTCCACATTTTCAAGTATACCTTCGATGAAGCCCCATTAGCCTCATTCTTCATCGCTGACAATTTTTGTAAATTATGACAAAAAAGGGTTATAAATTAATATAACCCCATTTTTGTTAGTCCTCGAAATCTTCACATGTTTCCCAGGCCCTTACATATTCATCTGATATCTCGCATAGCATTGTAATAGGGTAGGTGATATTACCTTCACCGAACTATATACCATGAACACATGTGCTGCATGTATTTTCATCTTCCATTATAGTCTCCACCTGCCAAAGCCATCGGGTTCGTAAGTTTATGCATCAAATGTTTCATATCATATCCTTAATATAAGAGGGTTCCCATAATTTTACTTCTTTAGTTTCGTAGTTGAAGTCGCCTTCCTGTAGGATGTGCGCCATACGGGCTTGAGACAGAAGATATTCTTCGTCTTGCTTCTTCTTTTCAGCCAACGCCACAAGAGGTTCCCAAATGTTGCCAAGAGTCTTCGCATTATCCCCAATGAGCCGTAGAGCAGCCTTAGGACCAGCCCCGGGTATCCCTTTGTATCCATCACTTGAGTCTCCTATAATTACCTGATAGATGAAGAACTTAAATGCACCTAACTTAGTCTGTTTCTTTATTATCCGTTTAACCGGATTGTAAACGTGAGTAGGTATGGTCAAGAAGTCCTTGTCCACACTGTATATCACATTCTTACCTTTATATTTCCCTGTAGCTTCAATACCAATCAGATCGTCAGCTTCCAGGGTAGGTTCTTGAACACATTCATAGGATGACGTACAATAGTCCTTTAAAGGCTGTAGGCCAATAGGTGATAGCTTTCCATTCCTATTCATCTTATAGCTCTCTACGATGCTCCTACGCCAGTTTGTTTTACGATCGCAGGAAAAGTAGAAGACAGTATGATCAGTTTCCAACTCCTCGGACGCCCTCCTGATCTTCTGGTTCAGGATTGACTTCGCAAGCTTACCATCGAATGTTACATCCCCTTCAACGAATGGATTCTCTTTAGTGAATGCACACGCTAAACTGAATGCTAACCAATCTCCATCGACTAATAAGTGTTTCATTAATGCGTTTCCTCCCAGGTGTTACCAATCTTGGCCTCACCTTCAATTTTAATTCTAAAATTAAATGCTTCCCCCGCAAGAGGCATACACGCTTCACATATCTTAGCAAACTCTTCTGCTTGATCTTCTCTTACTTCGAACTGCCCTTCATCGTGGATGTTCAATACTGGTGTGGCATCCAGACCGCTCTTAGCAATCTCATCCATTACCAGAACTGCCCACTGCTTCATTACCAATGCTCCGGCTGATTGTAGCAGGAGGTTTAAGGCTGAATGTGGGGATCTTGTTCTGAGTCTCCTACCATCCAATCCTTTTAAATGTCCAAACTGCTCTACACGACTCATTACTGCTTCTTTAAGTTTCTTTACCGCAGGGAAGTTCTTCATGAACTTAGCTTGAAGCTTTGAGCCTTCCTTTGCACCACCACCTACAATGGTTCCTAACTTCTCAGCGCCTGCCCCATAGAGCCATCCGTATATAAAGGTCTTAGCTTGATTACGTTCTGTCAAACCTGCTGCCTTCATATTGGCAGTGTGGATATCACCATTCAGGACGATATCAGCGTAAGCACCACTATCAAATCGAGCAAGATAGTGAGCAAGACAACGCAGTTCCAGACCCGCCGCATCACACCCGACGAGTTTATAACCAGTTGATACATCGAACAAGACGCGACACTCAGGGCCAAAAGGAGAATTATTGGAAGGTACCTGAGCAAGGTTTGGGGTTGAATGAGTGCATCGTCCGCTAATAGCTCCCCCGGTATTAATTCTACCATATATTCTATCCCCCTGTAATTGTTTAAGCCATCCTTGGTTACCATCCGAGATCTGTCCTAATCGTTTGGCCAGCATCATACTTCTGGATAGGAGTTTAGCTTCCGGGATATCCATACTATCTAGCACTGTCTCATTCAGTTTAACATTACCTTTATCTGTGTAATCATCAGGAACCCAACCTTTCTCCATAAGCCTTTCAGCTATTTGCTGTCTTGAGTTTGGATTAAACTCCTGATATATAATTTTACAGAACTGAGAGCCTTTAGATATAAAACGATTTCTGTTGTTGACTTTGCTTGTTGTAACTGTCGCCAAATCCTTAGATACAACTCTTGTTGGGAACGCAGTTTTGAGTTCTTCATCTATCTTCTCCTTCTCAGCTCTGATATCAATCATAAGAGCGATCGCTGCTTTCTCATTAAAGTGAACTCCTTTCTCCATCTGTACCTGCATAGCCATGGCAAACTTATTCTCCAAGTCTATCATTTGATCAGATGCACCTGCTTCAAGTATCCTTTTATATAAGTAAGCTGTAACTTCAACATCCTGTTTACAATACTCCAACATCTCTTCCGTATATACGTCCCAGGCGTCCTCCTGCTTACCGTAGTCACCTTTTAAGATACCGAGGCGATAGCCATATGCCTCAAGGCTATGACGGCCTTTAAGGCGTGCAGGAATGCGTCCAGCTTTTATACGTCCGAAGTCCTTGAGGATGACATCATGCCAAAGTGCACGGCACATGACCAAGGTATCTATGATCCTCCCCTGAGGTTTGAAGTCAGGGAAGAATTTCTGTAATACTGGTATATCAAAACCTATTATGTTATGCCCGCTTAAAGTGTTCGCAGAATTCAGGAGTGGTATAATGGCATTCATCTCCTTTGAGGAGGAAGCAGTGATTATCTTTCCCGTCTCGATACATTTGGCTACAAGGCAGTGTATCTTTTCTATGTTCGTTATCCCTGTCGATGGTATTGCTGTCGTCTCTATGTCGAACACTATCGTTCTTTGCATATCTGTCGTCCTCCTCTGGTAGGGACAGCATAAAGGTTATGTTAACCAGGGCATGTTTAAGATGATTAAGCCCAGACTCAGGGTCTAAGGTTTCTCCATTCCAATATGAACTAAGGTGGCGCTGACATGCAGCATAAAGACGGCTGTGAGCAACGCCACCCCTCCAATTATGGTCACTATACTTATTAGCACCAAAACTAAGCACCTCAGCAAGGCCCTCAAGGGCTTCATAAGGAATTAGATCCATACGTAATTTCTCTTTATCATGTTTAATTCCTACCATGCTATTTCTCCCTAATTTTATCGATACTATGACATTTCTTCCAAGATCTCATGCCACAAAACCTAACCCCGCGATATATCAATGCTGCTTTCCAATATTTAGTACCATTATCAATCATAGCATACTTGAACAGTTGATCAGCCTGGGCCCTGCTAAGTTCTGGTTCGCTATCCCTACTATACAACCAGTCGTGAAGAACAGCAGCTTCAGCCTGTGGACCAGTCATTGGACAGGCAAGAGGGGCAAGGATATTAGGACAGCTACAGCCATCTGTAATGAATCCAGTAGGAACTGTGATTACACCCTTAGGGAGTTCGAACAGTAAAGGCTGAGTTAGTCTCCAAAGTTGGTGATCTATCTTCTCTGTTTCCAGATTACTTATCCGTATGATCAAGGTTATTTCTCCAGATAATTAAGTCACATATTAAATCTTTGGTAATTTCACCATCATTTGTCTGTATCCAAGTCTTATTACCTTTGTAAGAGAACTGGAAAAGACCATTATGTAGATTGTATATCTGTATTCCACACATTAACCACTTAGTTTTAAGGTTTTTAGAAGTCAAATTCATACTATAGTTCCTTTAGTATAGCTTTACCGTTTACTGTACATTCCAATAGTGTTGTTTTATCACAAGCTTTATACATATTTACCAGAGCTCTTTGAATATCATACTTATTTTCACCAATTGGGGATATACAACCTTGTGTCCACTGTGTAATATTATCTTCCTTATCATAATATACTTCCCGAATTGAATAGAAAGAATCATCATCTCTATCATTATTTACAACTAATCTGTAGTTCCAGGACATGTTATCTCCTTTAAAAATCAAATTCATTCTTACTTTCTTCTATAGGTTGGAATCCCACCCTTTTATTATATTCTTTGATGCGTCCTGTATTAGGGTCATAGCACAAAATAGTAGTATCACCAACATTACCTGCAAACCTATCTTTAAGCACACGAAGCGTTGTTTTATGTCTTTCATTTACATCCTCCTCTTGTTGATTCCGCTCAAGACAAATGATCTGTGAAGACCATTGACCAATACCTCTTGTACCTCTGATGTCCCTAAGACTAACCCGTCCACCTTCTTCATGTGGAGTCCCTCCTGAGCCACTATTAAGGTGGGAGATCAGGAAGATTGTTATGTTAAGCTCCCTACATAGACTTGCCAAGGTTGAAATGATTGTGTCTAACTCCTTACGCTCATCCTTTATTGCTTCCTCACTTACAGTAAAAGCAGCGAGGTGATCAATAAATATATGTTTAACGTCACAAGAGACAGCAAGATAACGCATTCTCGATACGACATCGTTGAAGATTGTGCTGCCAAAATGGTTGTACAAATAACAGTTACCACTGCCAAAAACATCATTGAAATATCCTTTCTTCTCATCATCTGAGATATCATGTTCAGGGAGGTGGATCGGCTTGTTAGCTGCCATCCCTGTGAAATTTAACATAGTTGTACGGTTAGACTCTTCCATAAAGAAGCACCCTATCTTCTGCTTATGCTCCGTCAATAGGTGATATGCAACTTCCTTGAAGACCTGAGACTTGCCTATCCCGGTTCCTGCTATTACCGTGACAATTTCATCTTCACGAATACCATGAAGAGAGTTTGTAACACCAGGCCACGGGTAGGACAAACCTGACTTTGGCTTAACAAGCATCTCTTCGAGTAGGTCAGCACCATTCACCAATCCTTCCGGTGTAAATGGTATAGCACTCCACATAGCCGCTATTAGATCTGAGGCCTTACCTGCCATCAGCATCTCATTCGGATCTTTCATAGGTAGTTCTGCAATGTAACAATGACCTGGGGCAATGAGGGGCGCACACTTATGTACGGCCTCCTGTCCTGCCTCATCCATGTCGAACATCAACACAATCTGTTCAAAGCTGTTTACGTACTCTAAATTGTTCTTGATAGACCTACTGGCTGCTGCTGCTCCATTAGGTAATGAAACTACAGGCCATTTATTATTTTGGACCTGAGACATTGAGAGACAATCTATCTCACCTTCAGTGATTACCAGTTTCTTTCCCCCCGGTTTCCACAAGTTCTGCCCAAAGAGCGGGGGTTTCTGGGCTCCAATCCACCGGAACTCTTTATCTTTCGTTCTTATCTTCTGTCCAACTATATGACCCTCCACTTTATATGAGGCTATCTGTACATTCTCACCATTATATTTTCCTATGGTATAGCCAAACTTCTTACAGGTCTCCTCTGTAATACCACGTGATTTAAGAGGCCTTACTTCCCCTATAATAGGGTCCCAGTCTTTCTTTTCCATAGGCTTAGCCTCATGTTGGTTTGTGAATCTATGTTTGCCACACGAGAAACAGAAGGTATGGAGACTGTATACCGCTAAAGCATCTGACGATCCACAGTCTCCACATGGCTCGTGGACTTTGATAGGTATTTCATCTTCCTGGTAATCCATCGCTCCTCCTCCATTTATAATGATACGGTATTTCGTTTAAGTACTGCGAGGATCTCTGTCTCAAGCAGTGCCGGATAATACTTCTCTGTTTGAACAACATCAGCATCAGCCATGCCCGTCATTTCAGATGTAAAGATAAGCTTAGCAAATGCATTAAATGTACGATCACGTAGAACAATAATGTTCCTCTTCGCATACACCTCTATTTCACCAAAATCACCATTAGCCTCATCAAACCTCATCTTAGTCCCAGGTCTTACAAGACCTTTATTCTTGAGGATCTGAAGCACAGCTACGTATAAATACTTAGTTTTAACGGTTTTCTCCATTATAGCACAATCTCTTATATTCATGTTGACTCCTTATTTCATAGGGATAAATAATTTTTTCATGGATTCATTCCCTCTAATAGTTTAATTATTGTGTCTAATTCAACCTTAGATTTCTTTTCCTTCAACCATTCTTCAGGCACAACTTTATCTACCCACATGAACCCATTCTTATCGCACCACTTGGCATAGCTGGTTGGGCTGCCCTTGCGGAGCTTATTGTTTGCATTCATAAAGAGGAACCGTATGTCAAGCTCGGGGTACTGTTCCTTTATATTGAGGTGCTTCTTCCTATCATCTACGTCGAAGAAGCCTTTAGCCTCAATGATGATACCATTCTCAAGAAGGAAGTCAGAGAGGTAAGTATGATGTGTTACTGGCTTCACATACTTGATCTTGTTGAGCTTACCCTCGTATGAGAACTTTATACCAGAGTCAACCAGTTGTTGATTGACCACAGCCTCAAGCTTAGAGCGAAAGCCAAGCTTCTGTACTGCCTTGGAAGGTGCTCTATATCGAAACATTTTTAGAAGTCACCCGTATTATCAGCATCTACACCATCTTCAAAGGGGATAGACTCTTTATCTGCTGTTGTGAATCCTTCTAATTCTTCAAATGGATTTAATCCTGAACCCTCATATTTAACAAGCTTAATAATCTGAACACTACCAGGCTGCAATGTAACACCACACCCAAGAGATGCCACTGCCCACGAATAAGATGTATAAGCTATTCTAACTTCAGTACCAACACCAATGCAAAGATCTTCTGCTACCTCTTTACCTTTGGCATCATATATTTTAACTGTCATATCAAATGTACGACCATCACGAGCTTTAATCTGTGCTTTCTGTTTGAATTTAACCGTAAGTACCTTATTATCTACAGTATAAGGAGGGGTAGCTGCTTTCTTTACACCACTTTTAAGGCCTTCAGCTATGGCTTCAGCTATCATATTATCAATATCAGTCTTTATAATCTTTGCATCCTCCCCAGTGAAGTCTACCTGACAACTGTATATACCAGCATCATCAAACTTAGTTGAAGGGGTTTCAAGGGCTACAAAGCCTGAAATAGTACCAGTCGGTGTTACAATTAATTGTGATCTTGCCATGATTTTAATTCCTTTTAATTATGGTTTCTTTTTTTTAAAAAACCAGTCAATAATCTTAATGTTCTTGATTATGTTTCCTAATAGGTTCACTACAAATCTTATTTTCATTGTTTATGTATCCTTTTATAGGGTTCTCCTATATGTAATGATGATTTATCAAGGTACTGTTTTACTGTCCCCTTGCCAAGTCTTGTGTTCCAATGCTTCTTCCAATAGTATGCTCTCTCAAGTCTTGTTGATGGTATTGGTTCATTGAATCTTAGATACTGAAGTGTAGCTATGATGGTTGCATAATCAAGGTCCAGGAGAGTACCATAAAGGTATCTCGTGTACTCTGGGTGGTACCTAATGTAATTCCATCTAAGATCATTCAATGTATCAGGTTCCATTTGATAGAACCCACGAGCAGGGCCACCATTCATTTGATAGTTGTATTTACCATAGTCTGATTCAACAGCCATAGTCTCAGCTAATAGGTTAACTATGTTTGTATTGCATGGTATACCGTGTGCTACAAGTATGGATATTATAATAGCGATCATCTTCCCCTCTTCTATTCACGTACGTTTAAATTATAGGCTTTATGTCTACTTTGTTTGTTTTAAGTATGTTTTATGAATATTATCTATGGAGAGACCTATTGACAATACTATCTTGAGAGTTATAAATGTCCCCTTTCTATGTAGTATAACTATAGTGTGGATATAGTTAGACTACAGTTTTAACTACCTAAAGTAGCCTAATATGGCTATGATAAAATCAATCATCGTTCCACCTCCTTATCAAATGTGTTAAAGAAAGATTCTTCCCTTTCCTCCATGTTAGCCTTGTCTTCATCTCTCTTACAAGACTTATCCCAATACCTATAGTATGGGTGATGATGATCATTATAATTCCAATAATGTTCATTAATAAGTTTAATCATCCTTCTACCTCTCCTTTAATTATCTTTAACTGTAGTATAACTATATCCACACTATAGTTAGACTACAGTTATGTAGTTATGTAGTCTAACTATAGTGTGGATATAGTTATACTACAGTTATATAGGTATATAGTTATAAAGGTATATAGATAGTTATAAAGGTATATAGTATAACTATCTAT